CATTCTCATCAACTCAACATGACTGAAGTCGGGCTGGTAATGATCACGAGGATGTGAATTTTGATTTCCACGTATTGGTACTGGATCCGTCACTCTTACAACAAAATCACGACGTCGATCAAGGATTCTTGGATTTGTTAACACCTTGGACCTTGCAACAAAAGAATGGTTTGAGGCAATGAGCACATAAGTGCTACGAAACCTAGTTCCCTTCTCTTCCACTGCAGCCATTGGCAACAAATAAGACGATCCTGAGTAAATTTCGTTCATCTCTGCATGGTCCACACACTCAACCGTTGAATTAAAATCATCGTAGACAACAATTTTCTGACCAGCATATTTACTCCAATAAGCATCGTTCTTCGCACGGGTATAAGTCAACAACGTCTCTCCATGATAAGCACTCAACTCCTTGACTATGGCTTTAATCATCTCTGATTTTCCACAGCCAGACTCTCCGTACAAGTAAATGACAACGGGCACTTGCTTGCCAACAATTGTTCTCATGATTGCATCATACTTAGCATTAAGCTCCGTGTATAATGTCTTGACTATCATGAGCATCTGATGCAAACCAGCAAGATTTTCCGTCGACTGAGCAATTGTGACGTGCATTTGGTTAACCTCAACCAGGTCCAAATTCAAATCCTTAATAAACTCAGTTTCACTTGCAACAATGGTAGGATCATTTTCAAGTCTCGTACGTTTATTCTCAAGTCTAACTCTCAAAGCTTCCAACTTCTTTACAAGTTGGCCACGTGGTGATCTATCTTCCAAACCAAGAAAACTTCCAACGGTACTTCTAACAAGTCCAGACAATCCATCAAAGGAATCTCCAATTCCCTTGAGTCCTCGACAAAGATTTCCAAGATTGACTATAGTCTTGGCTACACTCTCACCTGAAGTGATTTTAGCTCCCGTCATGAGCATCACCACAGGGGCAGCCATGGCTAAAACGGCAGTCGCAATCTCGTTGTTGTCTAACTCACCACTACTAATGTCCTTAAACATGTCTCCAATTCCTTGGAAGTGCATTTCATCGTCACGATCTTGAGCAAGTAAATCACTATATCGCATAGTGCGCTCATCTGTAGTTTTAACAAAAGCTGGCGTCTTGCCATCTGTAAATTGTTCAACAACAAAAGCAGCAAAATCAGAACAAACACGAAAAAATCTACGCAAAGCATCAGCAATTAAAGTAGCAACATGTTTCAAAAATTCAAGTCCAAAGTTCCAGTAACAGTTCCAGAGTTCGAGTAACCTAAAAGCGTAGTGCGCCGCTTGGGCCAAAGATGTGGAAGACCAAAGAGCTCGTATCAACGGAATAGCATTGAGTGGCTTTATTTGTGAGAGCCACGAAAGCACATCGTTGATCGTGAGCGACTGTAAGCTGGTTTTGATCGACATCGATGGTGATGTTGTTGTCGGTTGGGTCACACTTGGGGTCACGGACTCGCGTGATACAGAGCTTATCCGAGATGAACGTCCGGTGCATGACGCATCCGTACCCCATGCATCCTCCACGGTGTGGTGCGTTGCATAGAAACGTTGGCGTACTGGATCCCAACTCTTCGACCGATACTGAGGTGTTATGTTCACGTGGGTAGTAGAACGAAACACAGTCTCCGATTTGGTGTGCTCTGCGGGGTGGACGCGGGTCCCAGAAGTAGTCCTTCCAAGCGTTTCTGTCAACTTTGAGGAAAAGTTCTGCCAACTCGATTTCAACTTCTGATGTGGTGAAATCTTTCTGGTTGATGAGTCTGATTCCTTCTGGTCTGTACACAAACTCGTGGAAGATCTGCTTTGGCCAGTAGTGTCCTTCACTTGAGGTAAAGACCAAGTACTGGTCATGTGCGCAGTGTCTAGAGTGGTGTTGACCTCCGGCCAATGCATGGGGCGACCATGCGTCAGGTGTTGACTCAATGTATTCAGGAGGGGATACTGTGAAGAATCGTAGCTTTCCTTTGTAATCGCATCTAAAGCGGATGTCGCCTTCTTCATTATGTCTTCCGGGCAAATGTCGAACTGCAAAACAACGTCTGTAAATAGTAACACAACGCAAACCGTCAATTGCAGAACCTAACAAACCAATCAACACGTTAACTGTATCGAGTCGTGGATTACGAATGGTCCGTCTTCCTTCTGTTTGTCTAACGTTGAGCCAAGCCCAACGATCTGAACCAGCTTGTAAAAGCTCTTGTCTAGTTGGAACGTAATCACAAGGTTCACACTGATAAGCCGGAGCCAAGTTAAAACCGTAAGTGTAACGCTCGTCGTACTCTGGGCGACCTTCGCCAATGTAACGCTCGCCGTTGAAGCTTTCTAATATAAAGCTCGTAAAATACATGTGTAGTGCAAGGGGGGGACCCTTAGCCCTCGTGAGAGGTTGCTCCACTAGCAAACTACTGTCGCAATGATAAATCTCTAAGAAGAGTGCTGAAAAATATCACAACAACAAATTAAATTCCTTCCGTATGTCCTATTGGATGTATCGCTCAATCTCAATATATGACGCTAAACCTGTACGCTCGCAGGACCGAGTGCTCAATATAACGC